GAAACGATTTTTTCTATAGGTAATAACCCATCCTCAGTATGTATTAGGGTACCCTTACCGGTGCATTTACCTGCATTAACCGTGTAATCTAATACGCCAATATGAAAAGGTGTATTCCCTATCTTATTATTGATAACTGCCTTAACAGCTTTCTCTTGCTCTGGTCTTAATTCATATTTGCCTATATTCGTAACTACTTTACTGACTTTAGGTAAAGGTTGTCTCATATCTACAACTTTAGGTTTAATCCCCATTTCAATACACATATCGTATACTTTGGGAAGTAAACCTATTTTAAATTGCCCAGTCTTGGTGATGTAATGAATCTTACCGTCCCAATTCTGCATACCTCTTTGCCTTGTACGTAAGTAGAAAGCATTCGGATGTCGAATGGCAAACTCATTATAAAGTTTCTGTGCGAACTTAAGAGGTAAGTCTAAACTACAAACATTACCGTTTTCTATCAATATTTTCATCTCTATAAGATTTTTTATTAATAACTCTTCCTATTGTACCTACTGATACGCCTAATCTTTTAGCTGCATCCTCTACTCTGTTTCCGAAAAATTGTAAACCTTTCATATCATTTTCTTATTTTAAATTTAGTATCTCTCAGTTGTTTATAGAATCCCAAAGACTCCCATCTACTTGAGGCTCGTCTAAGGTTCGTTTATTTTTATTTTTATATAGGTATTTATTATATCTTTCGATAGCCTTATCATTATACATCTGACTTGGTTCTGGTAATCCATTACACCAAGCAAGGGCTTCGAACTGGGCATCCAAAAATTGAAATACATTCCAATCCTTTTCATCCATTAGATTATGAATCCTAAGGAAGTGAACATATTTCTCTGGCTGATGTTCATAAGATTCATATATACCAGTAACACTAGCAACTCTTTTTATGAATTCATCATGGATGTCTTTGGTAAAGCCTGGGTCCTTATCCCCCTTGAGTTCTAATTCGGCATCTACTTGATTAGTAATGTTATCCTGCATAGATATTAACCTTTGCATAACATTCCTATAATCAGTCATCCTTTTTAGTCCAGTCTCTATATACTTGATAAAACCTTCCCTGGTATCAAGTTTAAAATCCTCACAAAAGGTATTACATATCTCTGCAAGCTTTTTACAATTTGCCCATTCTCGAGAATTACTTTCATTTATTTTACGAACTCCCCTATGCTTTAACTTTATACGAGTTGCATATAAAATATCCGCAACAAGGGCAGCATCCCCCTTAGATGCTAGTAAAATGTTATTAACTCGCTTAGTATTCTTATTATTAGAAACTAAGACTGCTCTATGATTTATTGCCTCCTTTCGAGCAATAACAAAAAAAGCCTCAACTGGGAAGTTATCTACCTCTAGGGTATTTAATATTTCCTCAAACTGAGACTTAGTTATATGGATAGATGGTTCACGCATAAATATATTATTTTATAATATAATAGGAACTCCCTATTTCAATGAGTTTCTGATTGATATCAATTCTTGATAACTTTGGTACCTGGTAGCATATACTAACTTAAGTGTCTGACTTCTCCCTAAATCATTTACGTCTTTTCCGTCTGGTAAAAACACCACCTTGACTTTTTTATATGCAACAAGCTTGAGAGCCAAGTTGATGGCATATTCTTTTGCGTCTGGGTCCAACAATATAATAAATCTTTCGCATTGGGATTTAAGTAACTCATTGACTTGGAATGCAGATATAGCTTTGCCCATTGTGGCAATTGCTCTATCCCCAATTGTGAGAGCATTAAGTGCCCCTTCGCAAATGAATACCGACCGATACATCTCCAACGCATCATGATTAAAGATGATAAATTGTTTTCCCAAACCGGTGATGTCTTTGTCTGGGTTATTATATCTGGGCCCTTTGCCGATAACATTTCGAGCATTGTAATACCTAAGTTGTCCTCGATAATAAAACGGGATGATAAGGTACCCATATGTCGTGCCCATTGTTCCATATCCGATACCACATCTTGAAAACTTCTCGAGGTTAAAGCCGCGTTTCTTGATATATCCCCGAATGCTTTTTGCAAGTTGGCTGTCTCTGAGCGAAATATTTCTAAATCCATCTGGGAGATATACGGGCTTACTTTCGGCAAGTTCGATTTTCTCTTCCTTAAACTGTAGTTCATCAAATTGGCCATTGTTCAAAAAATTAATTAGTTCATGGTACTCAGTAAATCCTTCTATGTCCATTATTAGTTGAGCAGGAGAAGGATGGGCATTACATCTAAAACAATTGGTTCTATACATAGAAAGGTTAACTCCCAACTTCTGTTCTCTCCCGCAATATGGGCAAGTGGGAATGCGTAACCATCCGTGCTTATAATCGAATGCTCCCAATCGTTTAATAAAGTATGTCCTTAGTCTAGATTTAAACTGGTTTGTTATTTTCATATCTTTTCTTCCCGCATATATTACAGTAATACTCTACATGACGTTTCTCATAATACTGGGCTTTCCTTCTCCCGCCTTTCTTAGAAAAAATTGCCCTACGAGGTCTCTGTTTAAACTCAGTCCAATGAACTGCTACCCATTCATGATAACCCAACTTACATCTAAATGTCTCCAGTAGTTCTTTCCCTTTTCTTAGAATCCTCATCCGGGTTAGTATTCTTTTTAAATTGTTCATCCAACTTACTACCATACACTCCATCATATTGTTTACGTTGTTCCCTTGTAAATTCCGTACATCTTTGCCTTTCGACATCGCATTTGAATAATGCTCTACCGGAAGGAAGACCATCCCTTTGTACTACTATCTCAGCTCGAAGAATATTATCTTTTTCTTCTTGCTCAGTAGAGTTAAGACCCATGATAACCTGGGCATTACGAACAATGGCAATTGAACCAGAGATATCATTCTCATCGTATCTAGTAAGCCTATGCTTTTTACCTTCACGAGTAATGTGATGGGCAGTCCATATAATATCTAAATGTAATTCCTCGGCTAAGTTCTGAAGGTCTACGTATACATTAGAGATCCTTTCGAAATCTTCTCTATCACCCGCTATTGATGCAAGCTTACCAGCGTAGTCAACCATAAGAACTTTAATATCAATCCCCTGGTTACGAAGCTGAATTATCTTCTCTCTTATATAAGTGGTATTAGTAATCATCGCTGGTACACGCTCAACTACTAATTCGACTCCAAACCTTGCAAGTTTCCTTAAATGCTTTGACTCAAGTTTATCATACTCACCAGAGTATAATTCCTTCTTAGTTTTATTGATACTGGATTGAATAAAACGGTCCATAATTTGTTCTTGGCCATTTTCTGTATCAATATATAATACTGACTTCTTCATTCTGAGATAACCTCTTGCAAGGTTTACCATAAAGAAGGTTTTCTTTGCCTTGGGTTTATCGAGTATTACATTAACGGAATGCTCTGGATAACCTCCTGCATTAGTTAGTTCATTCAACTGCCTAAATGGGCAAGGTATAACTGAAGGTTCTGATTGTCTTCTAAACTGTCTCTCGGTAATATCCCGAATCATATATAAAGGTTCATCTTCTTTCTTAGGTTTACTTTTCTGAAGTACCTTTTCAATCTTCCTTGAATATTCTTCATATTGTTCGAAGTTATCCAAATCGAAGGAATCATTTAAGTTCTTCATCTCAACATAAGTAGAGAACTGATATACCTTTTCTTTTATATAATCAGAATCCGATAGGGGTATATGATAGAGATTACTTATTAGTTTATTGATATTGGGTATATCATCTTTAGTTACCAAATCCACATAGGTTTTAGATTCTAGTAACTCTTTTAATACTTCCTTTAAGATATTCTCGGAGGGCATTCTGCCTTGCTTCTTAAAATATTTTGATATACCCTCGAAGATAAGGGAGTGTTCTATGAGAACCAGGTAATTGGATTTAATCCTTTTGAGTACTAATCCTCCTTCCTTATCTTTTAAAACAAACCTGAGTATCTCGAACTGAAACTCAGGAGAAAAACTGAACTTGAGATTGTCTTTAAATTTCTTCATATCTATATTATAATATTATATAAACTAATAGATTTGGATAGTACCGAGATAGTTCTAAGTATGTTGACATCTATCTAGAAACTACTAATCCACTACCTTAAGCTCCCGAATATTTAATATTATTATTTTATATAAGAAAAAATACTTATATTTGCATAACGAATATTTAAAAACATGGGAAAAAGTAAAGGAAATAACGGTTCAGAGCTTCATCGATTAAAACCTATGCAAGAATATGATGAAGCTACTTTCAACAGACTTTATAAAGTTTGTAAGCCAGTAATTAGAAACCTTACCAGACAGATTGATTATAAACGGTTTAATCTTACACCGGATATTATCCAATCTTATTTCTGGGATAAGATGTTATTTGTTTTCAACAAATACTATGGTGAATGTACTGAAGAACATCTTAAAGCAAGAATCCTTGCATCACTTAGTACATTCAAAAATAAATTGCTTCGTTCTGCATACGGAGAACAGGCAGAGTATAATCAAAGCCTCTTTAAACTCGATGACTTATTCGATAATGATAAAGAATTAGAGGATGATACCGAAGAAGAGAAAGCTAAATCAGAAATGCTTGATATGATGTATACTTATATGAAGGATAAGCTTTCTCCAGATGCCTATCTTTTGTTTGAGGTATTAATTACTCCTCCCCCTTTTATCAAGGAAAGGCTTGAAAATAGTACTCGAATAACTAATATAATGCTTATCGAATTTTTCGAAATGCCTAAGACTAATGAATCTATGAGATATATATCAGAACTTAGACAAGATATACAATATTGGGAAGACCGAGCTAAAGAAGAACTTAAGTATTAACACAAAAGAAAAGGGACGTTTCCCAACGTCCCTCTCCCAATTAATTTTTACTACGCAAAACACAGATTGTAAACAAATGTTTACTCTTAAACAATACAAATAATACACATGAGTTTTAATACTACTAAATAACTAATAACAACTTTATGATGATATTTTTTGGATATATCGTAATGTAATAGTCGGTGGCAATTTCTCAATATCCAAAGTTTCTACCGAAGTTTCTTGTAAGAAAGATTCCCCTAATAGGTTCCAGCTTACTACGATAGCACCATCTTGAATATCCTTGGTAGGAGTTCCTCTACCGAAATCTCCATTCAATCCCGTCTCCCTATTAAAGAAAGATTGGGGTCTAACATTCTCCCAGTTATTGGCATCATCCTGTTTACCTTTAGATACACCGAGAGCATGCCTATGTCTTGGTAAATCATCGCCTTTCAATTTAATAACAAAGTTACCTTTAGTGGGAGTATAGAAATCCCCAATATTCTGTAGCATCATCTCGTCTCCAATTTGAATACCTCCGGCCTGATATCCTATTACTATCCTACCTGAAGCCTTTGTATATTCAGCCCATCCTTCAGGGATTACATCGGTTTCCCATAAAATTATTGAACCTATGGGTAAACTAGCAGTATTCAAAGAATCAGAGAATTCCTTTCTGAGAGCTTCTAGTTGCCCATCGATGTATTGCTTAATATTCAATAGATTCCCATTTTCATCCTCTACCGGAAACCCAGTATTCATTTTCTCTACTTTAGTTATGGATTCTTTCATCATACTGTGAGTAGCAGTAGTATATGGGATCTCCTGGAATTTGCCCTGATAGGGTACAATAGCAAAGTTCTCATTTCTTTTAGTCATAGCATCTGTACCCTTACCATATATCCCAATAAGAACAACAGAATTCTTATTATTAGAATAATAAGGGCAAGCAGTCTCTACCATCTCTAGAAGATTACTAAGAGTCATACTATAATCCGAATAAATATCATTATTAAGTACATTGGGATTACGATTCTCTTCAGAAATTGGGTAGTATATATCTAGAGATTTTTTATATAACTCATAGAAACTTTCTGAAGATTCATTCCAATAAGCTACAAAATCTACTGGATTATCTACGGGTTCGGAGATAGTAGTGTGTACTGCAAACAGTAATACTTCATCGGTGGACCCTTGGGTTCCCTGAATATTCTCGATGGTCAATGTTTGTTCATCAGAGATAAATATATAGCCATCTCTTGAAATACACCCAAAATTTATATCGGGTAATTCTCCATCTTCAGAATCTTTAGACATATACCTTGCTGTAATCCTATCCTTAATTACATTAGCAAATTTACTACCAGAAACTCCCTGAGGAGAAACAACCAATTTATTACCCTTTATGGTGGCTGAGCCAAATCCACAGAATGGTCCCAAACCAGAGGGAGCAGCAATTGCCTCTGCTGCTTCCTTAGATTTGATTATACCTTCATACTTAAAGTACGTTTTCATTGTTCTTTGTATTTTTAAAGTTATTCTTTTGTTCTGCCATATCCCTGAAAGCTTCTCCGAGTTCATTAAATTTGAGAGTTAACAGCTTAAAGATTATCTTCCAGATACTATATTGTTTTTTAATGCCATGTATTTCACATATATGCCCATAGATACTATCTATTTCGAAGCAATAGCATAATATCATTATAGTAATGGATACTCCCAGGGGATCTACTCCATAGGGTTCTCCAATAGCTTTCCCAATTACAGCCCCAAGTAAGATATAACAAATATAATCAACCAGCTTATTTAGGGTTCTCCTACCGGCCCTTGACTTTCGAATGACTATATTTTGTACTCTACTTGCAGATATACCAAACCATAAATCTGAAAGTATCAATATTATGGCAAGTAATATCATCCACCTAAGGTCATAAATAATTTGGGTACATTCTCCAAATAAACCAATCATTGAAGTCTTGAACAGAGATTGAGTAGTAGTCTCTGTTACATTGTCTATTGCACTCTTTATCATACTTCTTCAATTTTCCACATTTGATTACTATAAGTGGTAATGGTAAATGTCTTCTCAGAAGTGTCATCTGATTCCCATTCCAACTTTTGAGGATTAACGCTTAATAAGTCATCATCTACTACCGTAAACTTAGCCCGTACCGAAGTATCGGCAACTGATTCAAAAATGTATTCTCCAGCGGTAGCCGTAGTAAATTCATATCCGGCTCCACCAGCATCAAAAGTAGTTACTTTGCCAACTTGTCTAACTCTACTATCGAATTCAGCTTTATTAGAACTACACCTAATTAAACAATATACTTGTTTAATGGTACCCTTTAATTCGGCATAACTTGGGTCAACGGTTAATTCTATAATAGTAGGGTAATCTTCCAATATTACTTGACACCTTAATGAAGAACCATCATCTGCCACAAAAGTATAAGTACCTGCTTTAGTTAATACAATCTCGGATTCAAGATTATAGGTTTCCCCAGTTTCATCACAAGTTGCAGTACCACTTACATTGACCCCGTTTTTCATTTCTTCAAGGCTAAATTTACAAGCTAATACTTCATCCAATAACTGATATACTGCATAAGTATCATCAATTTGGCTTTCGGGTAATGACCAGTTAGGTTCTTTCCACCTTGAATCTGAAGGATCTGAAGGAACTATCTTTAGTTTGTTCTGATATACAACTGGGGTATTCTTAACTACCCAAGTAGTCTTTGCAGTTGGGTAGGCTACAGATTGGAAAGTATAAGTACCTGCTCTATTAGTAGTATATACATACCCGTTTTCAGCATTGAAGGTTTCCCCAGTTTCTACTACTTTAACTCGGTAATCATCACCATTACCCGAAATACATTGTATTATTACGGTAGTTTTTGCAGAACCGTTATATAGAGTAGATGTAGATGGATTAATACTGATCCTATATATAGCAGTTTTACCTGAAACTACTTCAAAGATACCCACACCTTCATCAGTTTCTCTTTTATCTAAAGTACATTTGAATTTATAAGTACCATAGCTGTTAGCAATAAATTTATCCCCATTCTTGAAAGTCTTAGGTTTACCTATTAACCTACAATATAATTCTCCAGTAAATGACTCTGGGTAATTTGAAGTTATGGTTAAAGTAGTAACTGCATCCTTCATAGTTTGATTATTTCCAACTCTAAATTCTGAGGGTGTACATCTTACCTTATAAGTAACTTCTTCTTGGGTTACTACAAATGAAGTTTGTTTTACAGGAAATTCCACAATCTCAAAAGAGTAAGTACCGGGTTTTGTAAATTCCCAAGTTGAGCCCGATATTTTTACTTGATCGGTGCCCACTAATCGAACATTACAAAGTTTCTCTGTCCCTTTATAGGATACTCTAGCTATCACCCTTGTACTAACCTTTAAAGTAGTTGGGGTTATTTTACCAGTTATGGGCTCACAAGAAATAGTATATGAATGGTTATAAGTTTCCTGCCTTACGGTAATTTGGGTTATCTTAGAATTATCCCCAACGCTTCGAAAGTAATAAGTACCAGCCCTTGGAATATTAAATACCGAACCACTTTCATGTTTAGTATAACCCCAGTTAATTCTATCACTCGATATTTGATATCTCAAATCTGCATTCACCCAATCTGAGGTTACAGTTACCAATACTGGTACTTCATATACTTCTGAAGTAACTAAGTTGGGTTGGTCTGGGTTTACCAACTCGGCCTTAATCGAATACCCATCATTTACTACAAAACCATAATCTATAGTGAAGGATACGTGATAAGGTATGAATCTAGTAAAGAAACTTTCTACGGCTTCCCTAAATTTTTTAAAAGCCTCAGAATTAGAAGTATACCCATGACCAGTAAGTTTAAAACTTACGGAAATACATTGAGAACAATCAAAGGTGTTATCAAAGGTATATTTACTATCGTACTGATAGTATTGGTCAAAGTGGGGATGACCTTTTATCCAACCATCATACCCATCGGCTTTTGCTGGGTCTGTTATTACACAGGTTAACCCATATAACCTCATCATGATCTCGAAAAATTCTGATGTACCCCTTATTTTGAAAAGAGATACCGAATATCTCAAGATGTTTCTTACCTGAGTACTGGTTAAAGTAAAAGGTCCCTCTTTGGGTATTATCCAAAGCTTTGATAACTCCTGGAGTTTACTATCCGAGTAGAACCCATTAAAGTACTCTGCCCATTTCTGTGCATCTATCGTGTTCCCATAAGCAAAGGGCATTTCTCCAAGAAATTGCCAAAGGAAATTGAGATACATATCTGGGGTTTTATCTATATCGATAATATCCAATATATTCTCAATATCCTTTGTAATATAATCTTCAAAATGCTCTCCACAAATTTCTAGAAACCTCTCTAAGATGCCTTTACCATTTACCTTATAAGTATCTTGGTCCTTATATTCAAAAGGTAAAAAGTCGATTAAATTTTTGAGGTTTATCATACGATTTCGTTAACGGTTAATGTTAATTGTGAAGCATTCTCGAATACTGGCAAATTAAAACCTGGGTCTTCATAATCATGGTTGGGTTCTGATACCGTAATAGAATATCGATAACCAGATTGATAGCTATTGTTCTGAATGTCCAAAGAGAAATCAAAACCATTAGCTTTGTCAATAATCTGAATAGAGCTACCGACTGAACCAGTAGTTACATAACCATTCAATACCGAACGTACTGTAAAAGTAGTTGAAGAATTGAAGGTTATGTAGTAGGTCATAGAACCCTTTGCCTTGTTCAATTTAAATTGGCCAAGGTTTAGTTCCTTATTACCGTAGATGGTAGTAGGCCATGGCTTAATGTAGAACTTAGTTAGATGTAGGTAATCTACGGTTGACAGGTTATCTATCAGGGCATAAATATCTGATAACCTTACGCTTCCACCTATCTGAGCTTGCTCCGGAGAATAGGCATTATATAATGCTGTAAGAATTTGAGTTTGTATCTCGGGAGTCTTATAAGACTTCTTACCAGTAACTTCCATCTCTAGAATAATCTGAACCTTACCTGCAGATTTAACCTTTAACCATGTGGTCATAGGAGCTCTTTGAGATAATAGATTGTATACCCTATTGATTAATTCAGAAGAAGCAACAGCTCCACCATCGGGGCTAATATATACTGTAAGCTTTCTACCGCATTCATAATCGGCTTTAGCTTTGTTTACCCCATCAACCAACATGGCCAAACTTTCGAAATCCTCTTTGGTAATTGCTACTCCCAAAGTCTTTACACTCAAAGGTATATGTTCTTTGAGCATTGTAAAGTTTTCATAGTTTGAACCCCCTCCGGCATCGTAAGCATTACTTACGGTAGCATCAGTAATTGAAGAAGAGATTACTGAAGGTACAGAAGTAATAGTATTACTCTTTACATTACCCTGAGTACCATTGGTTAAGTAGAATACCACATTGGTTATTTTTGCTCCTGCTGCAGGCTTCTTACCAAAGGTACCATCCCCAAACATTATATAAGGATTAAGTGCCTCATCTACTGAAACCATAAAGTGTTTGTCTGTAGGTTTGGATTTTGCAAATGTATCTACTAATACCCAAGTTTCCCCACCTATCTGCAATGACATAGAACCTTGTTCATAATACTTACCATTGGGTAGAGTACCCAGATGAATTATAACTCTATCTCCAGTAGGTATTACCATATTATTTAAAGCGCTTGCAGTATACTTCTCATGTTGTATAATTGGTACTTTACAAGTGGTTACATTTGAATACCAAGTTACGTCTCTGGCAGATAACCAAGAATTACCACTAGAATCTGTAAATAAAGTTCCTTGAGGTATAGTTAATTTAGCTCCGATAGAATTACCAGTAATACTTCTGGATAAGATTACATCTACTGTAGCAGCAATTGCTGCTCGAGCATGATAATCTACCAAAGCCCCATGTTTAACTACCGAATCATACCTTCTTGCCGTAGATAGGAAAGTTTCCCTTGCCATGTTATCTACATAGTAGTGAAGTACTTCGGCAATTGCCGCAAACAAAGAGAGGATGATAATTAAGATATTCCCCTCCGAATAATCCGTTATGAGTTTCTGACCTTGAGGGTCTTTGAGTCCCATAAGGGATTCAACCAGCTTGGCCTTAATCTGTTGATAAGACCTCTGGTATGGGTTAAGCCATTTATTTGTGATTCCCATATTATTGTGTATTTAATGAATTATCCGACCGGTCATAGGTGATATCGAGGTACTGACTAGAATTTGTTCCATTTACTACATAGGTTACTTCTATGTGTATTTTTGCATCAACTCTAGTAACTGTGATATTTTGGAAGGTTATCCTTTGTTCCCAAGCACCTATGGCTTGTTTTAAAAACTCTTTAATTATAAAACTCAGGGCTTGTGAGTTTGGTTCCTCAATACATTGCCATAGTTTACTACCAAAGTTTTCCTGTCGAAATCTCTGGCCTATCATGTAATATAATATCGAACTTATATTATCTCTGATAAGTTTAAAATCTCCGTTCACTGGGTACCAACCTCTTTCCCCATTTTCATTGGTTGTAAGTTGAATAGGGTAAGTTACACCTATACCAACTAAGTCTGTAAAGTAATTCTTTTCCATTAGTGTATGCAGGTTTTATCCTCATAATCGTCTACAACGAATTGTGAGAAAGGTTTAGTTACTTGAGTTACTGTAGGACCTGAAGAACCTGGTCCAGTAGTTACACCTGAGTGTACATGAGAATTGAACATACTGCGAAGTTGTTCTAGTTCTTGGATAGTTTGATTTAGTTTTTCGGTTAATTGAGCAATATTGATTAACCCATGGTTTTCTCCCGTATTTAGTATAACGGTATCACCTGAAGATACATTGATATCCTTATTAGCTGATACCACTACATTAGATTCAGAATAAACTGAGATATCTCCATTAAAATAAAGATTTAGTTTCCCATTATCATCGTCTATTACAATGAGATTGCCTTCTGGAGTAACTATCCCCATCTTATTGGGGCCATCCAAAGGTTGGGGTACTTGATTCATACTCCAACCATGATATTCCCATAAGGGTTTAGTAGGATCACCAAATTCAAAAGTAATGAATACTATATCTCCTACCTTAGGGGCTAAGAACTTAAATCCACTACTTATTGAACCATGTTGTCCTTTCGGTAAAGCCCAAGCAAAGGTACCTCCCATTACTTCTGGTATACATACTTTTACCCTATTCATCTTCTTTTCGGTATCATTATTATCAACAACTATCCCCCGATAAATAGAATAATATCTTCCAAGACCCTCTAATCCTTCTTCTGTTATTATCTTTGCAGTTGCATAGCCCATAATTACCTCGCTTCCTTATTCTTGATATATTCCTTAAATCTCTTTATGGCTACTTCCATATAATCGAATTTAACCCAATAATCATCAGGTACTTGAATATCCTTAATGGTTATTTTTCCGGGTATTACCTTACCCGAAGAAGTAGTTAAACTACCAGAACTTACAGCTATACCTTCGGCTTTCTCGATTGGAGTCTTAGCCAACACCTCTGTATAATAAGCCTTCTTCCGAGCCATTTCATCCCTACGTTTAACATCTAATACATTTCCTTCCTTATCCATAATACCAGATTCAATGAAATAGGCAACCTCATTATAAGTCCAACTCAAATCTAATTCATTGATATTACTTAAAGCCTTCTTATCTTTACCCTTAGAAGTTATAGCATTAGCTTTAGCATCATTAGCTACAACGGTTTGAGTAGACAAACCAGTTTTAGAAGTAGTAGAACCAGCTCTACTTGAGTTCTTCACTAGCTCTAAATTAGTTACATATCCCTGACCTGCGTCCATAGAGTGGGTACATTGTTTTATATACCAAGGACCAGACCACCGTTTACCAACATTCTCCAAGATTAATACCTGAGAAGAAGCTAGTAATGGTCTTCCAACAACTTGCATCTGACAAACTAGTTTACTCTCAGTATGCTTTAAACCTCCATTAGCATTAGCATTAGCTGCCCATGCCCACTTATCTATTCCACCGTATCTACTGAATAGATTATGGTAAAGTTTGTACAGGGGTATTTCAACATTAGCTTTTTTCCAATGTTGAACTTTCACTGTAACACTGAAGACACCCAGACTTGGGTTTAATGGGTTTTTATATTTGATAACTGGAGTGTCATCAATCACCGCAGTATAGGGACCTTTCTTTAATGCGGATATACCTCGATAAACACTTTCTTCGTCTTCTAGTCCCCAAGCATTAGCTCCACCCTTAGGGGTATGCTCTGGGTCAAAGTCTCTTGGGTCCAGGTCTTCTATGACCATGTATTCCATTTGTTCTTTGCCCTCAAAAAGGTATCTTTCGTTCTTGAGGATATTGTATATATCTTCATTTAGTGTCTTACCATTAACCACATTCTTAAGAGCTACATTTAAAGCTGCACGCCTATCAGCCGGAAATTCTTCTCTTTGAATGGTTTTATTTATGATACTTCTTACCTGATCTGTACTAAGTTCATTAAGGAATTTTTCCTTACCTTGTCTATAAGCTTCGGTGGGATTAGAAGCAGAATACTCTGCTACATCCTGATTCCATTTATCATTCAATTGTTTCCTAGCTTTAAATGTAGCTCTTAAGTTAGGGTCAGTCTTTAGGGTATGATTTATCCTCATCTGCATAATAGTTGGTATATCTTGAGGATTATTTTCAGCCCCATATTTATCTACTGAAGTATGCCAATTCTTATAATATACCCCATTATTCTCATTAGCTACTATCTCCGGTAATTTTTCGGTATCATCAATCCCAGTGCTTAATACTTCTAAGTCTTTACTCTCTGGATTAATAGCGGGAGATAGTGTAGCCTTAACTCTCTTAGTCACTTTTTGAGTAGAGAATTGAACACTGAGTACTTCCCCATTCTCTCCCTGATAAGTATAAACGGCTACTGGTTCTTCGTGGAATTTCCTATTGTGTATATAAATAACATTATCTCTTGAATCTATGTACCAAGGACCATTAGTATAACCCCTCATCTTCTGTTCTAATTGAACTAAGATATTCTTGCCAACTAACCCAAAGTCACTATTGATTAGGGCCTTCAAATCTTCTGGCATAGCCACTTCTGCTACTCCACTGTACCTATTAGCATAAAGCACCTTTCCAGTAGTAGTACGAGTATTCTCTGTAGGTACCTGTAGTGACTCATATACTTTATTACTTATTATTCGTTGTTCCATTACTGAAAGATTTCTATGATTACACCTACACCATTATCACAACCACCATCTAAATAGGAAGATAAACTATTCTCTGAAGCTTCAGAGAAATTATATGGTGGCTGATATCTTAAATCACCAATAGAGTCTATACACTTGATAGTTACATGGGTACCAGTAGAATCAAACTTTGCCTCAAAATCCCTGACCTTGATAGTTTTAATTGGACCCGATACAAATTGACCGTCTGGGTATATGTATCCCCACTGTAAGCATATCACATTACCTTCTTGTAAAGCCTCTATGTCCACAGTATCGGGATCTCCAGTATCAAATGTAATTGTAGCAAGATTTTCTTTTTCTTCATCATACCTATAATTCCAGGTACTAATATAAGCTCCAAGAGGTATACCAGTAAGGGGATTCATTATCGGCATACCTCTAAAATCGAATAGAGCCAAGTATGGTTGGCCCATTCCGTTATATAATATGGGTTTTTGTTTAGCTGCCATAAGCGGGGATTCTTATAAGTGTTCCACTTTCTACCTCTTTAAAAGGGTTTAGTATACCATTAGCTTCTGCAATAAGATACCATTTACCTGAATCCCCATAGTATTTATAGGCTATATTCTGTAAAGTCTCTCCATCCTTAATGGTATGTTGAATATCATTTGAGGATGAAGGTACAGAAACTACTGGAGTTTCTAAAGAGTAATCTCCATCTCCGTAATTTAGAGCATAGGCATTATTATAAGGGCTAGCTCCCGTCAGATATTGGTTAATATCAATCATATTTAATACCTCCCGTCTTTTTAAGTGAATCCGAATTTATAAAATCTCCATAGGATAGATTATATGCACTTACTCTCTTGAAAATCAATTCTTGAGTTGCTGCTGCAGGTAATAACCTACCATTACCAAAGGTAGCTGGCTTTCCAGGTACCCTTATCCTATAACCATTCTGAAAGTTCTTCAGAGTATAGGTTGCTGAAGTAAGGATGTAATAGTGATTATCAAATATACCCGAATCCCCCCATTCTATCTTAACAATAGGCGGAGCCGATTGATAACCGTTAGCTTTAGTCCAGGCCTCTAATAACCTACACTTATTAATTACCTCCTCTGGATTCTCTGGGTCATTACAGTACCAAGATACATTGAATTGAATGATGTCCTCAGCACCAGTAAAGTGATACATAGGAGTATTCCTTCCCATGGATTTGATAGTTGCCCATGTGGTTTCTCCCCTGAAGTCCAACTCTGGAGGTCTATTCTGTAAGGTAATATACTGAGTAGGGTTAACAGTCATATTATATATCCTTACCTCATTCTGATATATGATATCAGCTTTAGCCTCAAAGTTTCTGTAATTAGTGGTATTCTTATTCCCTTTTGCTGGGTCTACTCCTTCACCTTCTTCTAATCTTGGAAATTGTAATTCCATTCTCCATTTAGCTTGGAGCTGTTTGTTTAGGGTTGGATTCTTAGATGATATTTGAGCTTCTCCAATTACTCCATTTGGGTCATAGAGTTTACCCTTTTGAGCATCATCCTTTGGAAGAGTAGAAATAGTTCGATTGAGTAATATCCGAGCTCTCCATAGTTTATTTAAGGGACCCGTAAGAACTCCTGCGGTATCCCTTGTAAGGTCATTATATTTTTCAACGACCTTACCTGCTGCTTTATTTAATACTCTAGCCATAGTGTTTTAATTTTATAATCCTAATGCTACACCAGTATAATCTTGCTGAGAACCCAAAGAGTAATCCCCCAATATCTCACCATCTACACTGATATTAATCTTACCGTCTTTTAACCCATCTCTAATAGCTGCTCTCATTGCATTCAAGAACCTTTCTTCATTCTGAGCTCTGATTGCAGATGGGTCTTCTTTATCTTGGGCATTAGTATTCCTATCTACTGAATCAATAAGTCTACTACCTACTTCTATTAATAATGGTAAACCTACGGTAATAGCTAATCCCCAGGGTCCACCAAGTAATCCCAATAACCTACCACCTACCGAAGCTAAACCCTTAGTAGCAACAGTTTTAGCAGCTTGTTTACCAGCTTGATTAGCTACAGTACCTCCAACTACACCTCCAATGAGTGAAGTAGTGGGGGACATACCAGGATTGGGAGTCTTAACATATCTACCGGTTTTGGTATTATAAAATCTACCAGCTTTGTTCATACTAACTCCCCCCATCATCATCTGCAATTGAACCATAGTCCTCATGAGATTTACCATACTTATCATATGAGCTTCCATAATAGCAAACTGAGTATTAGTTTTTATTGCTGCAGCAGACATACCTTCAGTAGAAGCAGTAGCAATAGTCTGTAAATACCCAACAGACCTAATAATACCTCTTACAGTATTAAATCCTGCAACAATAGTACCTACTACTACTGCAGTAGCTCCTACTCTAAGACCAAAACCTCCAACCCAAGTTTCTGAGATAGAATTAATTACTTTGATTATAGAGTTACCCACATTTAGTACTGGGGTAAAGATTCTACCCAAAGCTGCACCTGCGGTAACTGTTAAGTTCTCTATACTTGATTCGAATTGGTCAATAACACCCGCATCAGTTTTAAGACGTTCTTCATTAAGTCGATTTACTGCTCCCATGTTTTGATCATAAGTAGCAAGTATCTTACCCATCTTATCTCTACCAGAAGCAATATCCCTAAGTACGGGGAGCATACCACGATTACCACGAACTCCAAAGATATTGAAGAAAGTTGGTGTTTCAATTCGTGAAGGTAAATCTACTGCAGCCTTAGCAAACTTCTGATAGATAGTATAAAGGTCTATAAGATTACCCTGAGCATCGAAGAATTCATCTGGACTTAAGCCCAGGTCTGCTAAAGCGTTATAGCCTTTCTTTTTTTGGTTAACAAGAGAGAGCTGTAAGTAACGAATCATATTGGCCAGTGAGGTACCTGCCATAGAACCCTGTATACCCATATCACCCAATACACCAATAGCAGCAGCGGTTTGCCGAAGGTCTACTCCAGCAGTTGCCATATCTGCTCCTGCATAAGATATGGACTGGGCTAAGTCTGTCAAAGATATATTTGCATTAGTAACTGCAGTATATAAATCATCGGTTACTCTAGCGGCTTCCCCCATTGGGATTTGGTACATTGACATGATATTAGTCATCAAGTCAGCTACACCACCTTTCTGTCCCACTGGCATTGTAAAGATTGAAGCCAGCTTAGATGCTGGCCCAATCATCTCTTTAATAGCATCGAATTTATTACCCGCCATAGCCAGGTATCTTTGTCCTGATGCAACATCCGAAGCAGTAAGGGGAGTTATCTCATTGACGTCTTTTGCCAATTGTAACATTTCCCTTTGTTCTGCAATGGTAGCACCAGCAATTTTCGAAGCAGTCCAAACTTCATTCTGAACACCCGCAGAGTATTTATAGGCCCTTGCCATTCCCCCTACGAGCTGCATTCCGAAGTCCATTGTATTAGAAGCTGACATCTGTATACCTCTATTCCAGGTACTCATGTCATTCATCATAGTTCTGAATGACCCAGATATCTTGCCAGCCTCCTGAGAGAATCGGTCTTTTAATACCATGGCAACACCGACCTCTACTATACTCCTACTGGTATTCATAATTTATTTTCTTTTCTTTAGTTGTTTATAATATTGTTCGGCCATTTCCTTGAATATTTTCCTTATTCGATACGGAAGACGTAAAAAGCCGAAATAGTCTAAGGCTATCTCGGCTCTGGTGATATAAACAAAATCACTCTCTAACATTACTCTTCCGTCAGGTAGAAAAAATTGGGTGCCCAAACTATAGGATAAGTTCTTTCTTCTCCAGTTAAGGGATTAGTAATATGGGACTCACCCTTAAAGATAGGGTCAATAGAGATTATATACTTTCTCATCTCAGCCATATCCTTTGCAGTAAAAGGAGTAAAGTTTTCTACCTTCTCCCAATTACCGTCTACTTCTAAGTAGAGATTCCGACAAAGTAAGGGGGCATTCTTAGTTTGTTTATCCAAGGGTAACTTCATGAACTCTTGTTCTCCCTTACCAGTCATACAATCGAATTTAATTCTCTTGCCAGATGAAAGAGTGTATTCATGGTCTACCAATCTAACTCCCTCTGGATAATAAGGGATAGCATCTGGCTTCTGATTTAAATCCTCTACAGTTGGAGTAGTACCGTAATCGAAAAGGAACTCATGAAGGTCTTGGCCATAAGTAACTTTACCACCGTTCTCTTTGCCCCAATCATATTCAAATTCTACCTCATCCCCCAAAGAGAAGATACGAGAATTAAAGATAATAGCATAGCGGTCATTGACTGGTAAGTTAAGGGCATCATCTACGGTTAGCTTACCGTTAGGAGTGGCATTAGTTCTAATTACGATTGCTGCAATGAACTTGGTAAGGTTCATTAAAGTTTTCATGTCTGAAAGGTTACTGAGAATGTCTTCATCAGCTCCATTCTGTTCTCTAATTTCATATTCGAAACCAGAGGGTCCGGTAAATCTAAATGTTCTAAATTCCATAATTTTGATATATTTAATGTTTACAAATGTTCATAGTACTCCGTATAACAACAAGAAAGGGGTGAGCTCCTATCACAGGAATCCCACCCCTCCACCGAATCTTAGTGAAAATAGACTAAGAAATTAGTATTTGTCTGCAGTACCCACCGAGAACTCTATGGACTCTATGGTATTCTCTGAAGCCATTCTGTCCAAGTCTAAGCCGGTAATCTTACATGGCCATACCTCTTCGAAGACGTGGGTATTAAGAACCGAAACTCCATCTTCGGCAAGTTCGTTTACAATAGCCGTTTCCCAATATTGGCTTGGTACTAAGCCACCACCAACTATATGGTCTTGGCAAGAATAGAGCCAGTCATGAAGCCAGGTATCTGAACCTGCAGTAGTCATAAGTTTCTCTACGATAAGATTACCTATAGTAACCCTACCTGCAGTTTTAACGTCTCTATTGACGTCCCCATGAGCAACCTGGTCAATTTCAATATCTGGCAAAGTACAACTTTGGAATAGATAAGTATTGATAGGGTGTTTGGGGAACATGATGCTCCACAAGAATTTCTTCCGTGGGTTTTTTACTTTTGCTCCCATTGTGTTATGAGTTTATAAGTTATTACTTGTTTCTACGATTGATACTGCCTTAGAAGCTGCATCGATTACAATCTCCATAGTTACCTCTTGCATAGGAACTACATCCTTATACTTAAGGATAGCACGGTACTTACCCTGACGAGCATCTGCTTCGTTATTAACCGAAAGGTCATCCCAAGAAGTTGCATCTTGGTCACCCATCCAGGTATACTCGGTCATGGCATCTTCATCTACCAATGAATCCAGTGTAGGTTTAACCTCCAACCAGATTCTCTTCCAAGTACTCCAAACGTTTGGTTCTTCGATATATTTGTTGAGTACCGGGCGAAGGAACTTCTTCAGGTAAAGGTTCAGTCTTACGATTGAAAGGAATCTTTCAGAATCCTGTTTCACTTGAGAAGAGAAGCAATGCCATAGCATGGTTTGCTTACCTGCATCTGGAGTATCTTTGATTACCATCTCATTGATATAATTCTGAGCAAGTGTGTTCAGTTCATTATATCGAGAAGGAGAACCATAATTTGGGCATACTGGTCCAACGGCATCTCCAATAACTCCCCGGTTCATACCAGCAAAGGATTTCCAAGGACCATATTGAGTAGCAGAGGCATCTCCCAAACCAACAATAGTACCCACTACATCGGAATCCTGAAGATTACCGTTTTCGTTGTAGTACTTAAGGCCACCACCAAAATAAGCAATGTACTTAGAGTTACCTACAGTACCGAGGCAAGTCTGTACCCAAGTAACCTGAGCTTTGTAATTTCTGGGTTGTGTACCTTGAGTATAATGGGTCAAGTGTTTTGGAACTTCGATATACAGTACCCATTCCATCAACTCTTTTGCCATATCTGCAGCAGCCTTATATACCTTGAGTACATCATCATCATCAGTAAGGTGTTGAGAAATATGAGAAATGAGTAACTGATAGAAATCCGTATAATCCCTTACCAAGTCCAGAGAAGCAATCCACTCATCAGCAGTGGGTGTAGTTCCAGCACTACCTACAGTACCGGTAAACATCTTCTCTGTATCAGTAGGAGCAGCCCCACCTACGGTAACCGTAACCGCATTTTTGGTACCATCTACACTCTCGGTTAACCATTTGATTAGGTTCTCGAAAGATGAACCTGCTACAACTACCGGTTTGATATACTCTGAGTTCTTAGCAAAAGTACTAAGAGCAAGGTAATCTACCGAAGTATTATTGTTATCATCGGCAGTTTTATAAGTTACTACCGGACCTTGTTCAAGTACCTGGCCATTGCCCGAATAGATTCTATAATACAAAGTATTAGATTGTTTATAGAAACCTACCTGGAAGGTATCAGTACTACCGATGGGGTCTCCATAACCTTTGGTTACCAATCCCAAACTATAAGTAGTTCCCCCAGAAGCAATGATTATCAATGCTGCAGGAGTAGCAGGGTCTGGAGTAGCAGAAGCAGGTACTATACCTTCCTCTTCGGATTTAGCAACTGTTTTAGCTTTACCTGCAGTTGCAGCTACTGTACCTTGAGTAGCTCCCTTACCAAGCACTCGAATAACACGAAGCTTAGAACCACCTTGCAAAGCCTTTTCGATATTTGATACAGAACCATCGGGTACAATTTCAGAACCATAGATTCTTTGGAACTGAGAGAATGTAGAGATGATTTCTGATGGGTCATCATAAGGGCCCTTAGTAGTTCTAGCCAATACACAAGAAACTCCTAACATAGGAGTAGTTTGAAGAACATTGTTGTTCTTAAACTTAAAATCAACATGAGGTGAAGTTGGCATAATTCTATTGTGATTAAAGTTAATTACTCGTTTAATTTATACCCTAGAGTATTGTACCTATACCTTAGGTACTTTTAACTCTAACATTTCATTTTCGTTTTGTTCTAACAAACCAATGAGAACTGATATATCCTGGATAGGTGTAAGTATACCTTCTTCCAGGGGTTTTTCTGGAAGAATACCATCTTTACATATGTAAGTATATACCTTTTCAAGTATTCCATGTTCTACATCAGGGTGGTCATAGTAATTACCAATTTCAATGAATAGGTTTCCGGTAGGTGCAAGCCTGCCCTTGTCCCATTCCTCTAAGTCATTGAAATAAGGTCTTACGTATCCTCTAGCAGGTAAGCCAGTATATAAGAGTGTATGAAGTAATCTCATATCGGCTTGAGTTTGAGAAACTAGATGTACATCAATAGTGATATCTTTGGTTTCATAAGGAAACTCTGAAGCTTGGTAATTACCGTCTTCAAGTCTATCACCAATAATGTATTTGTTCACACCAATATCCCCAGCATAATAACCCTGTAATTCTATGGTTATCCTTGGGAGAGTTTTAGGTCCTTTCACTTGATTATTCCCGATACCAAATAGGGGTATAAACTTCTTCATATTCTTAATCGCCTCTTGAAATCTTTTTTCGTTTTCTTGAGACAAAGGTAAGAAGTCTTCTGGATTCAAAGTTAGACCCATTTCTAACATTGTACTTAGTAAAGAGATATAAAAAGTTCTCTCTACTATCTCTTCTGAGTTTACCATTAAAGTCCTAATCTAATATTTAATTGAACACTTTGATTGCCATTGTCATTAATATACCCATTATAAGTTACCTGAATACCTCCAAAACCACTCATTATGGTTTGTAAATGACCAACACAATTTAATTCACTAACCCATTGAGTAGCAATATTTGAAGGATAATCGGTAAGCCATACTTTAAATGGTATAGGGTCCATCCCTGGAGAAGAGATAGTACCCTCTATGGTTTTACTAATGTCTGTTATCTTAAACTGTTTTATAAACTTAGCCACTTCATAACCATTGATATGGTAGTATTGGTATCCCTTTACACCCCTAATAGAAGCAGTATTACTACCTTGCCCAATATTTGGAAATGGTATATTAGGAGTTGGTTCAAAACCATACTCAGTAGTTCTTTTACCAGGAGATTGTTTTATAGTTATATCTTTCGTACCAGCCTGAGATACTATTCGTATAACACCGCTTCTTTCCTTCGGATTATAAGTGCTTGCCTCATACTCGTTGTTATAAGAGAGCGTCTTAACTGTTAATTTTCCAGCATTATTACCTTCCCCAATCTCTTTGGTTATATTTAACCAATCCAGGGAATTTTCAACAGTCCAATCTAAGGCTCTATATTCTTCTTGAGGTTCACCACCAATATATTTTTGTTCATAACTATAAACTAATATTTCCCAAATCTCAAGCCTTTTGGTACCATCAAAAGTATAACTATCACTGTCAGGTGAAATAGTAAGGAAGGGCTTCCAAGTTTCTACTACTTGGGGTTTTCCCTTTTGTGTAAAAGTAACTTCCCTTTCTACTCCCTGAACTATCACTTTTATTACTTGTTCTTTATTAGATTCTGATTCATTAGCTGCTTTAGGCTTCACTCTAATAGTAGCAGGACCAGTCCCTGATAAAGAAGATATTTCGAAATCCGACATATTATTTTACTTTCCTTAATTCATTTCTAACCGCATTACGTATCTCCTTTTGTAAAGCTGCTTTTCCACCAGCAGCTTTATAAGCAGGACCCCATAGAGGACGAGGTGGTAAATTACCATCCCTGCTACCATATTCTAACATGATAGCTATCTGGTTCAAGGTTTTTCTAGAAGTCTTACCAGTATAAGTAATCTTCTTGATTCCAATTGGTAATCCAACAAAAGTCCGTTTTTTACCCTTTACTAAAGTAACTGATCTAGCATACTGACCAGTAAGGTGTAACATAGTGTGATCCCCATACTTTTTAATGGTTCCTGGAGCATGGGGTGGCCATGATACTCCTGAACCTCTTGGTGGAACACCCGTATTCAAACTTCGTCTTACTATACGAAGAAGTTGATTACCAAACTTTTCTGTACCCTTCGCATAGCCTTTGGTTAAGATACTTGGAGTTTTGGCAATCAACCTTTCTGCACGAGCTTGTTCTCGTTTGTCTACGTATATTTCTAGAGAGCCAACTGGAGTCGATAGTGTAATATTAACCGACTTACTTGGCATAATTCTTATCTATTGTTTAGGTTTATCTAATCCCAACTCCTGAGCAATTCTTTGTAAAAGAGTTTCTTGCGTGGTTATCCATTGATCTATATATTGCCGAAATTCATCAAACTCCGGAGCAGGTCTACTTTGAGCAGATTGGGATTGATTAATTGAATTGAGAATGTTATCGCATTCAGAAACAATTGCCTCAAACTTTGGTCGATTGTTAAGTATATTCAAGGCATTCTGTTTCTGCATAGTAACCTCATTAATTATATTCACTACATCGGTAGTATAATATACACCATTATAAATACCCTCATCAGATTGTGAAGGTAGGTATATTGTAAGCTGTGATACAGAATCTTGGATCACTAATTCGATACTGTTAACAAAGCCATCTTTAGTACCGGATGCCATGGGTTTACTCTCGCCTACCTTCACAATCTTTGCGGTATCGAAAATGGGATAACCAGACCTCCTGTCTTTCTCTAAGGTAAAGATTACTTCACCCTTTTGTAACTTTTGGAAAATCAATGTTCTTTCGTCCATAATCATTTTCTATTTATTAAATTTAAACCAAATGAAACTGCACCCGGATTCTTTTGCATGAAGTCTACCAGGTTTAAGAATTGATAGTATCCAAATTGATCAATGAGTACCTGAGCTTTGTTTGCTACTTCTTGTGCAATCTCTATATTGGGAGCAGGTAGAGCTAATTGTATCTTGAATTCGGTGAGTTGTTCTTGTTCCATAATTCCTTAGTTTAATGAGTTAAAACGAAAAAAGGAGTACACCTAAAATAGATGCACTCCTTTTTAGTCATCCCGGCAAATTAAAAATTACCGAGCCGGTGTAGTTGTACCTTTTAAGGCAGCCACAACTTGATTGATAATGTTCTGGTCTCTCTGGGCATCTACCACTCGATTCAGACGGGCAATCTCCTGGTCCTTTGCAGTGTTCTCAATGAGACATTTGATTTCCTGTTGTCCATTCTTGAGGTCACAGCAGCAACGTTCCAGCTGAAGAGCCAAGTCTGATTTTACTTCTTTAATCAAACCTTTAGTTTCGCAGCAGCAATTCTGTTGTTCATGTTCCATCTGGCAAAGACGGTCCATAACACGATTGAAGCCTGCTCCCATTTGGTCACGAGAATCCCGGATATCCGAATTCGTTTTGTAACCCAGATCACAAAGACCTCTTTCGGTTGTGAAACGATTGTTAAGAATTTCTCTACCAACACCAGCAACATCTTTTGCAACTCCACTGATTTCTTGAGTTACTCCTCTGGCAGCATCAGAGATATCTTTATAGATACCTGCTTTTGCTTCCTGAACGGTAGACTCTACCTTCTGAATGTCAGCTTTAGTATCATGGATTTTGTCCCATACAGAAACTGCAGCAGCACCAAAACCACCACCTACCAATGCACCACCCACGGCTCCCCAACCGGAGCCCCAGCCAGAATTACGATTACCACAGCAACAATCATCGTTACAGCCTCTGTCCGCGATTACAACGCCATCGCCGGCACCTTTTACTTCTACTCCCCTAATTGTAAGGTTTTAAAGATTAATACTTAGGTTAATTATACATTAAATACAGAATAGTGTTGTATTTTTATTACCCCAAATTAAATACGTATTCATAGGTAATCAAATTAAATACGTATTCATAGGTAATCACTGCAGCATTTTGAGTTATGTTGACTGTAAGCTCCCAACCATCATCATCATTTTCTGCTTGCCTTAATTTAATGGTACCTGACCTTGTTGATTCTACGGTATTCTCTGTTAAGGTTAAGGTTAACCCATAGTTTCCATTATCACTCGATAACGTTGTAATTGCTACATTTGTAACCCAACTTGGTTTTGAGGTTACAGTTAAGGCTAATGGGTATCTTGTACTTATTTCAGAACCGTTTATTACCTTAGTCTTAAAAGAATAGGCTACATCAACCGTAAAGTTATTACCTCCCAAAGCTGACAACCCAGTTCTGGTAGTAGTTTTTGAACCAGTAGGAGAAGTGAAGGCCAAATAATACTTATAGGATACTGAAACACCACCCTGAGTGATATCTACATAATCAGAAGCCCCATCATAGTTAGCAAAGACTCTAACAGTTCTAGAACTGGTACTACTGTTTGAAGAAGCAGTAAGGGTAGTCCCAGATAATGTAAAACCCGAAATACCATTGGTACTTAAGGATGGGTCAGCAGTATCATAGCCATCCCTTACTGTGTAACCAGAAGTATAATTTGAATATCGATCTTTACTTGCACTTGGATATAAAGTTACACTTCCTCCAGTATTAGAAATAGTGTATGAACTAGCAGTTAGAGTTACAGACCATGAACCATAAGAATAGCTCAACCATTTATTTGCCTCTTGATATACAGGTATACTTACAGATTTAGTTTTACCATTGAGTGATAAAGTACCAGTAAGTGTACCTACTTGGGTTCTAGATTTTACGGTATCTTCCAGATTACTTGCACTAACTGCAGTACCATAACTAATACTAGCACCACTTGTAATCGTACCTCCTCCCGTTGTAGAACCATTCCATCCCCAGGTCTGGGAATAAGTTGGCAAAGTAGTAAATGAACTTCTTGTACCTCCACTTGCAGGTATATCTGTTACAGCTCCACCACTTGCAGTAATTTCACTATAAGTCTTATAACCTGCAGATTGAGAACAAGATATGGTTACTTTCTTATTGGTTTCTGCTTGGGTTAAAGTTACGGTACCACTACGAGTACTGGTAGAAGGATTATTACCCATAGTTACTGAAGTACCAGTACCGGATATACTTCCTCCATTAGCTCTAGTATAAGTTAAAGAAATTTGGTTACCATAATTATGCCCATTTCTCAATTCTTGCTTGTAAGAAGTAACGGTAAAGGTTTTAGTACCTCCTGTAGCCCCAAATGACATAGAAGTGGGGTTTACACTAAATCCATAACTCCAAGATTGAGATGCAGCAGCTTGAGTAAAGGTTACTTTAAAAGTTTTACCAGATTCGTTCTGTGTAACAAGAGTATTGGAATCTGACCGAGAGGTTAATCCCAGATTCTCTGAAGCAGTCCAAGGAGGTACTTGATTACCGTGATTAGTTACCCATGTAGGTGTATTACTAATAATATAATTTACAGTAACTTCAGCTCCATTAGCTACTCCATCCCAATATTTCTGTTTCGTAGAAATAAAACCAAAACCCTGATTAGAAGAGCTGGGGTTACCCAAAGCATCAAAGCTTATACTACTGTATCTAGAAGTAAATGTATACTTATAGGTTACCTTATGAATATCTTCGAGTTTGACACATTCATTATTTCCATAGGAACTGGCATTGGATAGTTCCAACCCCACATAATTCTCCCCTGTTCCTGTCGAGGAGAGTGCTAACAATTCAGCCTTGGTAGGGCAGTCATTTCCTGTCTTACCAAGGCCTACTTTAGTTTTGACAGCACTCCAGGTTGCTATCTCTCCCATGATTATTTATTTTTAAGTTCTTGAATCTCAGCCTTCAAAGCCTTAATCTCATCGTAAAGAAGTTTAACACCCTCGATTGCCAAAGTTGACATCTTGTGATATTTAACTTGTTTTACGAGTACATACTCTTCCCCATTGATTTCCAAAGTTTCGAATTCCTCTGGATTAGGTACTGTAGATTTCTCTACTGGAACTTCCTCTACATATTTACCAAATCCCAATCCCTCAAGATTCTGAGCAATAGTTCCCTCGTCCTCTTTACCAAGCATTTCGAATGACTTAGTTGGTATCTGGCAAATCTGTTCCAGAGTATGATTCAAATCCTTAATGTTAGATTTGAGTCGAACATCTGAAGACTCTTTGAAGAAACCGGAAGGAGCCGTGGTCTTAGCAAATACTACCTGGTCGGTAGTTGCCAAACTCAATTGAGCTCTAGTTACTACGTGAGGATTATCTCTTCTACCAGCATGGCTATTAATAGAAGTCTGAGCAGCAGTACCTGCAGCCTTAGCATCAGCAATAGCAGTAGCTTGAGCAGTAGATACGGGCTTATTAGCATCGGAAGTATTATTAACATTACCCAATCCAACCTGAGTTTTAGTAACTGCATGAGGATTAGATTTATTGGCAATGTGATTATTTACCTTAGTTTCTAAGGCAGTTACATCTGAACCAGTATCGGCAATCAAATCGTCAACGTAAGTTTTCAATTCTGTACGAAGAGCCTTGATGGCATTAGTTCTATTGGTAATCTCATTTGCCAACCCCTGTACGGTATTATCCAAGTTAGTCTTATCTGCCGCAGTCATTACACCTGCAGTAGTCTTAGTTGCTGCAAGTATATCTCTAATTAAATCTGTAGCACCTTCATAAGTCTTACCCTCTGCACTCTTAGTTTTATTATTAAGAGTAGCTCTTACATTAGTTGAATTATGGGTAAGAGTGAATCCAGTAAGAATAATTCCTGGAAGAGAACTATTAAAGGTATCATGAGCATTATCTTTTGCAATACGGGCCTCTTGTTCAGCTTCAATAGCATCTGGTAAGGTTTGATTAAGCTTTATTACACTATCGGCATCCATCAGACCAGCTTCTTTAGTAGTGGCTGGAGTTAGAGGGATTACCATCCCATCGGGTTTATCAATGTAATGCCCTTGACCATCCGTAGCAGAATAGTTACATAAGATAATAATATTACTCTTATTTTTGTTAGCTATTGAAACCTTACTAATTAAATTTTTAGGCATGCTAGATACCACATCCTCAAGATGCTTACCTCTACTACCTTCGAAAGCAGTACCTGCGATTTCCCCAATGATAAGAGACGAAGTATTACTGTCTACGAATTTAGTACCTGACCAACGGAATTGGTATGGAGGTTCACCATCGGCAACATTTATATAAATCTTACCAGATTCTCCAACTACGGGAGTTTGGTGACCTGCATCCGTATACAATTGAACATTAGTAAGACCTCCAGTGGGGCTTACATCATAGGTAGCATATACTTCAAGTACATCATCTACATATGAAGGCAAATGGTTAGCAGGTACTAACCCCTTCCCATCCAATGGAGCAAATCCATCAGCCTTACCCTTAGTTGCTACAAAGGCATCATGCTTAGCTTCTAGAGTGTTAATGTTATTCTGCAGTTTATTATCAAGGGCAGTGTCTGCCGCAGTTCTATCAGCAATCTCTTTATCAATCCTTGCACCCAATGCAGTATCAGCAGAAGTACGAGCAGTTGCTTCATTGTTTACAGCTTTAGTAAACTTGGTATCTAAAGCAGTATCTGCAGCTTTTCTATCAGCTACTTCTTGAGCAAGAGCGGCTTCTGATTTACCGTCCAAAGCTTCGATAGCATCTTTACGGTCCTGAACCTCTTGAGCAATAGCATTGGGTAATGTCTCATCCAGATTAACTTTATCTTGGGCGGTCATTACACCAGCTTTCTCTGCAGTAGCTGCTGGAATATAAGTAGTCTTATAATCTTCAGGCTCATGAGTATAAATACCCTCTTCTTTTTTAGAAGAGAAATTATGAGTTAAAGTAACATGACTGCTTTGTTGACCTACCTCAACTGGTTTATCACCAGATAAGATAATAATATTATCTGGTATAGAATCAAACAGCTTCTTATCTGCTGCAGTTTGTACACCAGCTTTCTCTGCAGTAGAGGCAGGCAATGTAATAGGATTCTGTTCTACTGTACCATCTTCAACTACGGTCTTAGTAGCAGCTATGCCAACAGTAGTTTCATTGGGAGTTACTGCACCAAGAGCAAAGTTAGCCGTAGAGATTCTATCTAACTCAACCTTATCCTTAGCAGTCATCGTACCAGCCTTAGTAGCCGATACCTGAGGCAAATCGAAAGTTTCGGTAGTATCAGCATTCAAACCGTTATCCTTAGTTACGGTTACTGTTACCTTATTAGCATCAGAAGCTGCAGAGAGATCAGTTAAAGAATTTGGGTCTAACCCATCTAACTTAACCTTGTCTGCAGCAGACATAACTCCAGCAAGAGTTTGAGTTACCGGGAGTAAATTCTTGGTAGCTTCTACTTCTTCACCATATTGGTTATTTGCCTTATCCTTGGTTGAAGTCTTTACTTTGAAAGAAAGCTGAGTACCTGTTCGGGTTACAGTACTAACATCGGTAACCATGGTATTAGGTAAAGCATCAGAAGTTGCTTCCTCGGCTACCAACCTTTCTTCGTGATCATTGGTAATATTGGTAAATTTATTATCCAAAGATGTATCTGCATCTATTCTATCTTGGATTTCTTTATCGATACGTTTACCAAGAGCGGTGTCTGCAGCAATACGAGCAGCTTCTTCTGCATCGATATTATCTTGAAGAACTTTATCAGCAGCCTTTCTCTCTTCACTCTCGGTATTAAGGTCAGAAGTATTCTGATCAATCTTTGCTTCCAACCGAATATCTTCAGCTTTACGAGCAGCAATTTCGTTATTTAACAGATCCGTAATGGCCGTATAATTACCATTGATATTATCCTGAATACCCTGGATTAATTCCAGGTTACGTTGGATATTAGCAGTATTCTGAGTTACCAGAGCATTAGTAGCATTCAGGGAAGTTAACAACTCTGTACGAGTTTCACTTACAAAAGTTCTCAGCTCATTTACCGTAGTAGTAAGAGTATTACTCAGGTTAGTGAATGATTGTTGTAAAGTATTATCTCCCTGTTCTCGTAAGTTCTTTTCGGCTTCAAGCTTATTCTCCAACTCTGTAAGCTTAGTAGTCATAGTTGCTGCAAAGTTGGGATCATCACCGAGAGCCTTAGCAATCTCTGCCAAAGTGTCCAATACTTCAGGAGCTGAACCAATAATGTTTTGGATTGCAGCCTCTACTTGTTCTGCATTCTGAAAGTCAGAATCGTTTAATAACTCCGATACCTTAGTGATGTAGTTTGCATGTTCTTCAATGCCATCAAGTTTAGCATATAGCAAATCCGTGAAGTCATTAGAAGAAAGTACTTTACCATCTACTTTATCTACCTTCTTATTATCCAGTGCTTGGTCGGCAGCAATCCTATCTGCCTTCTCTTGAGCAAGAGCATTACTGATAAGTGTATCTTGATTAGCTCTATCAGTTGCTTCTTTATCAATATTGGTTTGAAGTAGAGTGTCTCCAGCCAAACGTTCATTTTTCTCGGTAAGCATATCTCGAGTGATACCGGCCATATCATCCCTGTGATTCTGAAGATTGGTATCTATCTTTACCTCAAGAGAAGTCTCTTTGGCAATTGCTCGGTCTTTCTCTGCATTAATAGCAGTAGTATTAGCATTTACCTTTGCTTTTAATTCATTCATAGCATCGGTATTACCTGCCTCTAGAGAATCAATACGAACTCCCAAAGCATTATCACCGGCAATACGATTTTCCTTTTCTTGTTCAAGCTTAGTATTAAGGCTAGCTACCTCAGATTCCAAAGCCTGCTTAGCATTATCCAATTTAGCCGTAAACTCAGTACTCAAGGCTTTATCGGCTGCAGTACGGTCTGCTACTTCTTTATCCAAATTTACCTGAAGAACTTGGTCTGCAGCTTTTCTTTCTACACTCTCAGTATTAAGGTCAATATTGAGAGTATCGATACGAGAACTCAAAGCACTATCAGCATTGGTACGGTCAACGATTTCTTCGTTAATCATATCCTTAACTTCCTTGTAGTTATCACCTACAGTCTTAGTTAAGTTTGTGATTGCCTCTGAATTTCTTTCTATATTATGTTGATTAGTAGCGATTGCCGTAGTATTGGCATTTACCTGCTCAGTAAGCTCATTACGCAAAGTATTGATAGACTCTTGCATACTCAAAGCCAAGTCTGAGATACGCTGGTTAACGTTAGCCAGACTTTGAGTATATGCTTCATCAGCAGTCTTTCTTTCGGCAATCTCCTTATCCAAGTTAGCCTGAATTACTGCATCGGCATCTTTACGGTCTTGGATTTCCTTATTAAGGTTATCCCTTACAACTCCGAGTGCAGCATCTCCAGTAGCAGACTTATTGTCTACGTATTCTTTCAGTTTAGTTTCAAGGGCAGTATCTGCATCCTTACGAGCTTGAACTTCAGCAGCTACTTCAGCACTATTTGCTTCATCACCAGCAATACGGTCTTCTATTTCCTGATTAACCTGTTCAGTAATAGCCGCCAATTTCTTGGTAATAGTTGTAGCAAAATTTGGATCATTACCCAAAGCATCGGCAATTTCCTTAAGAGTATCAAGTACTTCAGGTGCTGAACCAATAATCTTTTGGATAGCCGCATTTACTTCCTCTTCAGTTTGGAAACCGGCATCATTTATAAGCTGAGAGAGATGGGTAATATAGTTTGCCTTTTCTTCTATGCCATCCAATTTAGCTTTGAGTATATCGGTAAAGTCGTTCTTAGTCAAAGAATAACCTTCACGTTTATCTACCTTCTTAGCATCAAGGTCTTTATCACCTTTTTCTCTAGCAGCAGCCTCGGCAGCAATAGCATTAAGCAATTGTTCTTTGTCTTCTACACCCTGCTCTTCTATATCCTCGATTTTGTGTTCGAGAACTAAATCCTGAGCAGCACGAGCAGTAGCCTCTGAATCTATATTGTTCTGTAATACCTGGTCTGCAGCAGTACGTGCTTGAGCTTCCTGGTCAATCTTACCTTGAAGAGCATTGTCTGCATTAGTACGATCTGTTACCTCTTTAGAGATTTCATTGTGAAGAACTTGGTCCTCAGAATGACGGTCTACCTTCTCTTGGTCAATTTTACCTTGAAGAGCTAAAGTATCAGCCTGACGATTAGTGATTTCCTCGTTAATCTTAGAATCCAGTACAGTATATGCATTTGTACGATTTGCAGTTTCTTCGGCAATCTTTGCCTCGAGTGCGGCCTTATCATTGATATGTAGAGTCTTAAGTTCATTTACACTTTCCTTAATCTCATTATCGGCAGCAATACGTTCATCTTTTTCCTTTTGGATAAGGTCCTTAAGTTCTTTCTCAAGTTCATCATTACCTTGATTTACCTTATCTTCAAGGTCTTTAATATCTTCAGCATTCTTATCTACCTTCTTCTCAACTCTGTCGATTTCGGCTTTTAAGTCTGCCTTAACAGTATCAATCTTCTTATTGATTTGGTCTAACCCATATTCAAGATTATCCTGAACTGCTGCTACTGCTGCACCCAAAGCGGCTTCTGCCTCTTTAGCTCGATTAACCTCTTCTGTTAAAGCAGTACGTAATTCGGTTAGCTTATTGGTAATAGTTGTAGCAAAATTTGGGTCATTACCCAAAGCTTCTGCTAACTCTTTAAGAGTATCAAGAGCATCATCTGCACCATCAACCAAATCACTAATCATCTGTTTAACTTCTTCCTCAGTTTGATACTTTAAGTCATTTTCAAGCTGAGATACCTTAGTGATGTAGTTTGCATGTTCTTCAATGCCATCAAGTTTAGCTTTTAACTCATCAGTGAAGTCATTCTTAGATAAGTCATATCCTTCCTTCTTATCTACCTTATTTTTGATAGAAAGTACGAAAGCCCAGAACTCATTTATAGTTCCCCCAAAGCCAGCACGAACAAAGTCATCATAGTAACCCTGTAACAACCGCTGGTCAATCTCTTCGCAGGTGTAATATTTACTTACATACATATTTATAAAATTTAAGGATTAATTACTGAACGTTGACGACCCAGTAAGAATTCCGAATCGATATCCCTGAATGGTTCTCCCTCTGAACCACAGAAGGCATTCATTGGTATATTCGGATTTTCTGGATCTACATCTCCACCGTCTTCTATATCCCCCCGTATGCAAGCATAATCGGGAAGCTTATTTACACGGAATTTCATTACCTGGCCTATACCAGGATTAGGTATTATTTTATCCCAGATATCACCGAAGTAATCTTGAAAGCAGGTGACAAATTTGTTTCCGGTCATCGATTGAAATGCCGTTACATCGTTGCCATTACCTTTCATTTCAATATGAACTCCAGATGTACCATTAAGGATAACCAGATTACTATCAAACCAGATTCCACTGGAGGTAGTAATTGGGGTCCACCTCAGTACTAACATCTTTGCCATACACTTAATGTTTTATTCTACAAATTCAATTTTGGTATCTCGGTCTCTCTTTAGGATAACCATGAAAACTAGAGCCTCATCCTTTGCCTGAGCAGTTTGAGTGTCACCGGATGGTTTATACGTTATACCATTGATTACGAACCTATCTTGTTCCCAATTAAAATCCCAATATCCCTCAGAGGTAAGATAACCAATCTGTTCTATATAAGATTTAGAAATTAGTATTGATAAGTTTTCATCATCCAATTCTCCAGTTACTGTAGCCTTATTAATTGGCCAGTTTCTGAAAGCATTGTAGTAACATAATGCCTCGATTTGGATATTGTAATACTTGGGTATACTATCTTCGGCATGACTGAGAAGTTGGTTAACATTTTTTGCCCAAGTTATGGTTTGTCTACCAGCATCCCAATCCAAGAAATCGGTGATAATTTTCTTGTATCTATCCCAAGAGCGGTTCTTTACCATTCTCCATGGTTCTTTTGTCATATTTTAGTTAAAATTGAGTCATTACCACCCTTTACTGGTGTACTTGGGTTAGGCCCATCTAATATACCAGGTTTTCTTCGGTTAACTACCCTTGGTATTACAGTTCTGAATACTTCATCACAGAACGGTAAGTAGATTTCCAACCGTGAAGCTAACATACAAAGGTTCTTTCTTAATTCATCTATTAATCCACCCGGTTGCATTGCTTGAGAAAGTGTTTTCCATAGGGAACTTGTAGCATCTGCCAAGGTATCATAATATTGCACTTCAGTAGGCCCAGTAGTGATTTGTTTAATTCTATCACCTCGGGCAAGTTCTGGTTTAGAGGTACCATCACCGGTTTGTTCTTTGGTAGAAGTTAATTGACTTAAATATTCAGAAGTACTTGTCAATAGATTAAGTATCTTCACATTAAGAAAGTCCCATGCTGCCAATTCCATTATTAATTGGTTTTCTAGTGCTTCATACCATAATTCATCAGTATATTTATCTGGTGCTATTGCATGGTTTACTAGTGGTCCAATATAATATTGCCATTTAGTGATGTATATAGATTTCTCTTCCCTGGTCATACCATCGGATATTTCTGAAGGTATGTAGTAATCGATTAAGTTATATATTGTATCGGCTAATGCCGTATGCCCATAATCACAAACTACCAGAGTCTTATCTACGGTAAGGTCTAAACCGGCAGAGTTAGTTACGTGTAAGGTAACTGTATAGAAACCGGGAGTTTCATAAGAATAGGAAACATGTCTTCCACCATTGAAAACCTCTCCCTTATCATCGCCAAAGTCCCAGTCAAAAATGGATTTGGCCGGGACTTTGGATATGACTCTGAATGAAACTTCCAGACCTGACGTAACGTACAAAAAGTCCAGATTGTTATTCATATTAGTCTGTCTTATGTAATTTTCATAGATTACCCTTTAGAAGAGGATTCGAATTCTTCCAGCAAAGCCTGAAGAAGTGTTTCTACTGTATCATCTTTCTCGGCAACGATTTCATGAAGACCCGCTACCAGTTTCAGTTCTTCCAGAGAATAGCCCTTTGCAAGTTTTTCAAGAGTCATACCTTTCTTGAACTGAGCATTCAGTCTCTTGTCCAACTTTTCGATGTCGGCCTCTGAATACTTTTCGATTTCTGATTTATCGGCAATGATAATCAAATGGCCAGAGGCAATTGCCTTCTGAATCTTCGGTGCACGGAATTGACGACGAGTAAGTTCTTTGTCTTCTCCTCTACAAACGGTAATACCAGTTGATTGGTCATGAAAACTGTAAGCTCTTGGTCCCACAGTTACTGTATATTTATCTTTAGCCATATTTCCTAAGATTTAAAAATGATTAAAGAGAGGATGAGTCTTTTTAGTTACCCACCCTCTCAGGGAATTTATATAGATGAAACCGGACGGCCCTTATTATTCGAGGTTAACCATCAAATAGGGGTCTACGTTCATGAACTCGGGGAATCCGAATTCTGAGAACTTCTTATCGGCAGCCAGCAACAGAGTTGCATCCTGGTACATCTTAGAGAAGCCAGTAGTCAAGCTTGCATAGATTGCCTGAGTCTGGTTAGAAACGATTCTTTCAGATTCAAGCATCAACTGACGAGCAGTAAGCTTAATCAAGGCAGCAGATGTATCAATCAACAGCAACTGCTGGTCAGGTGTACCCGGATGAATGTAGAAGTCAGCATTCTTAGGAACCGGAGACTTAACATTCAGAGTAGCTTCTGTAGTACCAGAGTGACGGTCTTTGAATTCGGGCAAGTTCAGCATTTCGATTGCCTGGTCTTCACCACCAATCATAGTTTGGAAGTTACGTCCCATACGAGCAGCACGTACCCAAATATGCAGAAGGTCTTTGTAAGTGATACCGTTAGTTGTTTCGTATACACCGATTACCGGGGCAGACTCAGAGCCATCAGGGTTGTTACCATTGATAGCAACGTCCATAGCCAGAGTATCCAGAGCATAACCCAACTGAACACCAAAATCACGAAGGTAGATTCCCAAGACATCGAGTGAAACATAGTTACGAACTTCATCAGTAAGTTTGAAACCTTTTCCGATTTTGAAGAGGCTAACTGATTTCTGTCCGAAGCTAACATCACCCAATGGGATAGTTTCTGCCTCATTAACCTTTGCAGGGGCAGCATCCGACATGTTAACCATCGGCATGATTGCTTGCAAACCATTGATTGGTTGGTCAGATGCGATGATGTTCGGATAGAACGGAGCCTGGCGCATACCCAATGTGATAGCAGCACGGATAATTTCCGGAACAATCCAACGAACATTCTGTTGAGGCATTGTGAAGATGTTCTGCATTGTATCCACTTTCGGATTGATGCCCATCTTTTCGAAAAGTTCATCTTCTGAAATACCCCATTTACCAGTAACCAATTCTCCAAAAGTTACCTCTACGGGTTTCTTGTCCTGTGAACCGGAACGAACAGCTTCCAAGCTTCTTACCATTTCCGGCAGCTCATTCATAAAATCCTGAGCCTTCAACTTTGTAATATCTATTTTATTTTCCATAATAATTTCTTTTCTCTTATTTGATGAGTACTTGGATTACCTCATTTGCCTCTTCTGCTGGATTAAGGGCAATGAACGGAGTTGAAACTGCTTGGTTAGCTTTTACGAATCTATCGTTAAGCAATGCTCCATCGGGAGTTACATAGCCAGCTTCGATATTTTCGTTTGATACCCAGTTACAAATCATGTAACCTTCCATAGCCACTGTTACCTCTACCGGGAAATTTCTTTGAGGTTGATAAGCAGGGTTAACGTTATCCGTTACTGCTATACCCAAATAAACTTGAGTAGTTACATCAGTACAAGGGTAAATCAAACCGTCTTCATCCAAAGCTACCGGCATACCCTGTACGATTTTCTCTCCATCTTTAACATTGAAAGCCTGGTGCAATTTGTGTGACTCACTTTTGTAAATCACCGCTCTCGGGGTTCTTTCCCCAAAGAGAGTAAGTTGCTGAGGGTCGTTTACGATTTTAGTTTTTTCCATAACGCGGATTATTTATATTAGTTATTTGATTTTGTTTCGATACAAGTTATCGATTACATTCTTAGTACTCGGAGATTCTGAATTCCGTTGGGTATCAGTACCCTGGGTTCCAGTTTTACCCTCGGTATCATCCTCAGCAATTGAGGAAGCACGGTTGACGTCCTTAGAACCACATTTTGAGCAAGTGAGAGGGAACTTCTCTTCCAAGCGAGCTTGGTAATCCTTGGTCAAGGAAATAAGAGTAGTAATACCAGTAGTCTCGGCATTGAGCATCGTAACGATTGTCTCATCTACCTTATCACCCATCAACTTCTTGTAGGTTTCTACGGCATTTTCACGTAGAGAAGCAATGTGATTCTTTCCTACGGTTGCCATTTCCTTCAAGTTAGCTACTTCGGCATTCAAGTTGGTAATCTGTTCCGTAAGAGAAGTTTTCTCTGTAGTAAGATTATCTACCGAAGTTTGCAATTCGTTTCTGGATGATACCAAAGTCTGAATGCAGGCAATTACATTTTCCTGATTCATCTCTTTACCTTCTTCCAGGGTAAGCATGTTATCCCCAAAAAGGATTTCAAGAAATTTTTGTAATTCGTTCATGTTATCTTTATTTGAATGATTATCATTGGCATCATTATCATTAAAAGAACCCTGAGTATCGTTCTTTTCTTGATATGATGTTAAATCTGATTTATAATCAGTAAAGAAGTATTGCTTCGATTTATCATCTCTGTATTCTTCATAAGATGCCCAAGTTCTTTTGGCAAAGGTTGGGTTAATGATTTTACCATCCGAACCAATTTTCTGGGCAAATGAATCAGCACCATGTGAAACTAGTGAGGTCTCAAGGTAACGAACAATTTCAGTAACAATTCTACGTACCATAACTCCCTTAGAGTCATAAGTACCCAGTTTCTGATAAAATTCGTTATCTTCCATTTGGGGATGGGATTTATCCCACTTAAATTGTACAGTAACTGAATTACTATGAATTGAAGGAGGTTCCATAAGGATGCCTCTAGCAATTCTTGGATTTGCCTTACCATCGATTTTCAGAATACCGTTGATACCAGCGGGTATAGTAAAGCTACCGTCTTTGTAGGATTCCTGCCACATTACTTGTGATACAGCACCAATAGCATTACCAATGTTGGTTTCATGGTCACAGTTTACTGTTTGACCAAGCAACATCTTCATAGAAGCCTTTAGTACTCCATTCTGACCAAAGTCTGTCGGGTTCCAATTCTTAGATACAATCGTTTCTGAAAGTAATCGGAACATAGGTTCGATAAACTCTTCATCCTTTGGAGTTAATTCCGATTTATCCAGGTTAGGGTAATAGGTATTATAATCTATATCCCCTCCCCAAAATCCAAATTGAGCAATGGTGTCCGGTGTAGGATTCTTCCATTTGTAATAATTCTCGGAGAAAGTCTGGGCTCCCACTGCTTCTGGGATATACCCAGCCATAATGGTATGGCCTTGACCTATCACCATAGAATCAAGATGCTCTTTGTTTTTCTTTGTGAATTTACTCATCTTGCTTTAGTATTTTGGTCTCCTCGAGAAGGAGCCGGGTTTGTCTTATCTCTTGACCTACGAGCAGATTGGTTTTTATCATCTTGCCTTTGTTTCTTCTTAGTTCCTTCTTGGGGGTCTGTATTACCTCCCTTAGCAAATTGGTCCTCAAGTGAAACTCTTGGTTCTTTCTCATCAGGAGAATCATAACCCATTGCCCAAGCATATTGCTCTTGACTAATGATACCAGCCTTATACAATAAGTCAAGGTTCTGTATCTTATACTGAAGACCTTGTTGGATTTTAACTTCATCAGAAACTGTAGAAGTTCCCCAATCAATCTTCATCCCCTTATTATTAAAGCCTGCCAGACGCAGTTCTAGAGAATAAAGTCGATCTAATACATAAGCTACGAGCATTTGGATATTTTTTAACTGGCTAATCATCTTAGACAGCATTATACCCGTTGCCCCTTCACCAGTAGTAGATGATACTCCAATGATAGAGCCATTAACTCCCAAACCATTTGCTACAGATTGTTGGTTCATATTCCAAGGCTTCTCTATATTACCGAGCTCCTTAGTAGTAGAATTTAGTTTGAATTCATGGTCATCTATGTAACCAGCAACTACTCCATCCTTCATACCCTCTTTAACATTACGTTTGAGGATATTGAGTTCATGGTATAATCGGGATTCATAAGCTTTTATACTCTCATTTGGTCTTTGTGGAGATTTCTGCATCTTAGCTTCTAAGAAACCAACCATACCACAAATCTCCATGATATGTTTGAAGTTAATCTTCATATCATTTTGTCCTTTGAGAGAATCCAATGCAGGCATAAATGGAGGAACTCCATAAGGTTCATCGGTATCATTGAACATACCAACATAGAAGTAGGTTTCTGGGTTAAGCTTAATGTAATCTTGTTGCTTAACAAAGAAATTCATATTCTTTTGGTAAGGAGCATACACCCCATTTAATTCACGTTTAAACTTGATGTGTTCTGGCTTAAGGAATAATACAGTAGCCAAACCATCAAGCTTATCATTTGGTACTCCTTCTACGGATATTGCCCCACTTACAAGAAGTTGAACAATCATTTTATTAACTAAACCATCTATACCAGCAGTATATCTGGTCCATCCCTTGGTGGCTTTCTTAAGATGTTCTCTCATCTTTGAAGCCTCTTCATCGGTATTATTAGGGAAAGTTACTGTATGACTGGTGTTAGCTAACTTAAACATATCTTGCAATGCAATGCCCATATCAGGATTTACCTTATATAAATCCCGAATTAAAGGTATCACATCAACACGAAAAGAGGGTTCAACTAATTTAGTCAACCCTTGTAATGATGTAATTAAGTTATCGCTATCATCGTCAACTGAAACCCTACCAGGCGAAATCGATGTGGCAGGCTTTTCCTCTTTATTAGAGGATGTACCATTCTTGGGAGGGTCCTTCTTACGTCCCCAACCCCAACTAAAATTGAAGTACTTTTTCATCTTGGTTGTACGATTACGTTAGTTTTTCCTTTCCTTATGTGATTACATATTGCTTTTCCAAAGATATCATCATCGGCATATACATCTCCTTCAAGGTCTACATCTACAGCTGAATTGTTAGCCCTATGTTTACCCATTGCAACAGGTCTACCTAAACCATCATAAATGAAGGTATAAGCTTCTTGTACAAAGAATGGGTCCTTAATGATTACGTGATCTAATCGAATATCTTCTTCCAAGTTTTCTATTATCACTGAACGATTCTTTTGGGTGGTTAACCAACCAGGGGATTTATCCATTTCAGGTCTACTTTTACCTTTTTTCTTTAGCATCTTCTGGTAATAGTAAAGGTTAGGGTAGCCTTCGTCTTGAAGCTTAGAAGTTACTGATAAACCAACGTCATTGGATTCTGGAGCTATTACTGCCCAGTTAAACAACTTCCCAGTATCACCAAGTAACTTAGCATAAGCTCCCACTGCCATTCTTCCCTTATATACTACTTGTTCTTCTCCTAGCTTATCCATACAAGTAAATGAAGAGTAGTCAGAAGCTCTACCAGTTGAAACGTCTGCACCAATGAAATATTCTTTATCTGATTCGGGTTCACAGAATTGTCGGTATTGACCATTAAATCTCTTCTTAATAACTGGGTAATCACTAAGGCAGTCTTCGATAGCTTTAATATCTGCTAAGTCGAAGACTGTATTACCAGATGATAAGAAGTCACCATCAATTTCTTGTGCAGTTCGTTTTGCTCCCAAAGCAGAAGACATTTGGTTATACCAATTGATATCTCGTTCTGGGTGCATTTGCCAGTATAATCGAATTGGGTTAAAAGGATTACCTCCTGCAAGGGCATCTACCCAAGTTGAGTGATAGAAATTACCAACTCCATAGGGAGTGGAATTGACGATGGCAGCTCCACCAGTGGAAAGAGTAGGGAATGCAGCAGCCCAAATTTGAGCAGCCCATCTTACTACTGCTGCCTCGTCAATTACCAGAAGAGAAAGGGATTCCGAACGACCGGCTTCGGATGATGTCGGAATTGATTCAATAAATGACCCATTATCAAATTCTATCATGGAAGCAGAACCGTATTCTCCAGCTCTACCATTGATTATGGGAGTTTGAAGGTACCATGGAAGATTCTTGTACATGAACTTAATCTTCTTAAGCACCTTCTTAGCAGTTGTGTCTTTGATAGAGATGATGTTTATCTTTTTGTTGGGATGGTACATCGCCAACCAAAGACAGTACATTGAAATAAGTTCTGTAATTCCTGCCTGACGGAATTTGAGAATGATATTGAATCGTTGGGCAATGAAATTGTAGAGAACGGATTTCTGAAATGGGTATAAATCGAATCTTACCTTTCCTCTTACTGGATGTATCACATAGCAAAAAAGGCTAAAAAAGAAAACATCACTAGAAACTCGGGATAAGTTTGATAGCTCTTCTCGAGTTAAAGTAGTTCTAGTTTCTGAGATAGTCTTTGCCATATCTAAAAGTTATACGTTATTTGAAATTCGATGTCAGTACCCATCCCTGATTTTATCTTCGGATAGTAAAAGGTATTGACTCCGAATTTGTAATTAAATCTCTTAGTCTTGATTGAAAGACCAGCTCCCATATCGAAGAGATTATTGAAAGGTCTGTATTTGCCATAAATGTATGGACTAAGTGATAACCTTGCAACTTTCTTTCGAGTTAATTGACCTTCATACCAGTTATAGTTGTACTTATCTAAGTCGATTGGGAATAATCTAGTTGAATAAGTGTTAGTCTCCTTATTGAACAGACTTAAGTTCAACTTATCTTTCTTCAAAACAATTTGAACCAGGGAATCTTGTTTACTGATAGCTGGCTGCCTTAGCATGGAATCAGGAAAGAGAGTTGGCTGCTTATTATCATGAACTAAGATTTTACCTGGTTCAACTTTTTCTGAGTACTTCTTCTCTGGTTTGAAGGGTTTCTCTGTGTATACTGTATCTGGGATTTCATTGACCGCTAGTTCCAGGGAATTAACTTCTCGAGAAAGTTTGTAATTCCTGAAGCAAAGGTAAATAGTAAATCCTAGAAGTACAATAAACAGGGCATTCTTAAATGTCTTCATACTTGATGAATTTCTTAATCTTACTCTTCAACCAATAACGTTCTACTGGACTTAAGTTTGACTTAATGATGTGGAACTTGAATTGAAAAGTACTTTTGGTTTCAATAATCTCAAAACGTATCGAAGGTAAATTCCGATAAATAATCCGAAAGAACTTAAGGATGTTGTTAATGTTCAATTCGGTAATTGGGTACTTTGCATTAATCATTCTCATAATCCGATGTATTAAGTTTTCAAATTGAAATAGTCGCACGCTTTAATGATACTATCTATTCGGTAATCGCTTAGCGATTACCTTTATCGAACGAAGTGAGATAATATCCAAATATACTACTTACGATATGATATATGAATAGCTATATATACGCAGATAAATATATAGATATATATACGTAGTATATTATATATCTATATATTTCAAGGCACCCCAGAAACTTATATATAAGACTTTATATATAAAGCTGAAACTCAAGGTTTCTTGGTATTTGCCTTTTTGAGGCATTTTTTGAACCAAATACCTATTTCCCCTACTGCCCCTTTGGCAATTGTATACCTTGCCTTGTTAAGCCAGTAATGGTAATCCTTAAAATCACCTTCGAAGGTATCACCATTCTTGTGAAGGTAAATTTCGAATTTATCGGGGAATCCCATAATTGCCTTGAAGTCTTCGATTCCCAAGGGGTATCCATCTGGTCTAAATTGCCTATCTGCAGGTCTGAGAGTTAATGGTGGTTTATCATACTCCAATCGATATACTCCTGGAAGAGTACTCATCTTTGCAGTTTTGATAGGCCACTTCTTTTCATCCTTGAAATCTCTAACCCAGAGTCTATGTATCTTTGCTACTGTAAGATTCTTCTTCTCAGGGAGCTTCCGATAGTCATACATTGCCAGAGTTTTACTCATAAACGGAATCTGGTTAGTATTATTTTCCTGAGAGAATGTGAGTGGTTTTAGTAGATTTCTAGTAGTTGTTGGAGTTTTTACTTGGAATACTTCATCAAAAGCATTCAAGTATTTCTTACCAGTTTTTCTATGTACTCCAATGATAAGTAATCTCTTTCGTGATAACTGTGAGTTACCGTAGTCAGAAACGCTTCTTTCGTGAAAAATAAGTTTATAGTCTTCAAGAGTTTTTTGAAGATATTCTTTTGGGAGCAAAGATAGCAAACGAGGTAAGTTTTCAATAAGAAATACCTTAGGTTTATAATGTAAGATTGATTGAATTACTAGATTCAGGGATTTATTCTCTTGGGGATTGCCCAATTCTTTTACTTTTGAAAGCCTCATAATAGAAGATGCTCCACAGTCTGGACTTGAAAGTATGATGTCTGGCTTACAATCTGGGAAGGTTTCATCTTTATAATATGGTATACCACCAAAGTTCAATTTCCACTGCTCTAAGCCTTTAGTATAAAATACTCCTCGAGTTTCTATATTAGCTATCAAATTCTTTCTAAAAGGGAACAAAAGGATGCCTGCACCAGCAGACACCCCTAATACTTTTAATTTTTTCATTTCTTGTAGCTTCTCAATTTAATGTACTTAATCCAAGCAAATGGCTTACGGTCTTCCAAATAACTCAGATTCTTATCATTATTGTGAGCTTCTTCTTCAAAACTTACATCATGATACCTTTCATTCTGTTTATTCCACTTGGCAAAGCACATGATGATTATATATTCGATAACATACCAAAGGTAGAAGAATCCAAAAGTCAGAGCCACTACCCACCAAAAGGACATACCAAATGATAACCAGAGTATGATACCAAGTACCAAACCCACTATACTACACTCAATCTGCTGTATCTGATGAATACACTCATGATTGATATCATCAGGTTTACACTCCTCTACTCTATGCTTGAAAAATGAGTTATACACCAGAGTAATTGCTTTGTAACTGGGGAAAAGGAATACCTTTGCTACCCAGCTGTTAAAATGACATCTTTTCATAATTTATCTTTGAAGTTTTCGTAAGCGTTTCTTAACTTTTGGTCGTAGGCATTCTGGGCATACCCGGGACCATTATACTTTTTGGCAAAGCCAGCCCAGTCTTTTGCTTTGAGTTCTTTCAAACAACCAGAGTTATTCATGAAATAATACATGAGTTCCAATTGTTTCTCATGAGATTCAGACATCTTGTGAACAAATTCATAGACATCTTTACAGCTACAAAGATTGTGATTGAAGCCCATAATCTGGAACATTCCCCAACTTGCGGACTTTAAAGCACATTCTTCATCAATTTCTTTGGCTAATTCGAGTCTTTTGTACTCATGAACACCTCCCAAGTACTTCGATTTATCCCATTTAGGGAAGAAAATCGTAGAATATCTCTTACAAAGGTAAGCTAAATCTCTGTCTGGGAATTTCTTATGTACTTCTTTGTACATAATGTGACCTTCAAAGAGAATTTGAGGTCTGCCATCAGCTAAAAATCCGTCTCTACCAGCTGCTTCTACGATTTGAACAGATTTCAATAGAGCAGGTTCTAGACCTAAGCGAGTAGCAAGGTCTTTAATCATCTCATTTGTTAGTTTATCCATAACTTATCAGTTTTAATGGTTCAATTTTAGTAACAAAAGTATTGCTTATAACCCATTTTCAATATGTTTCGAGGTTCTATTATTATATATAACTTATAAAATAATGCAATATGGACAAGAAAAATGAGTGCCAGATATGTGGCAAGCCGATTAATTTAGAGGAATTTGATGAAATTCGAGAAATTCCTCAACTTATGGCAAGAAAACAAGTTTGTTTTAAATGTGCTTTTTGGTTTAATCGATTAGCTTATGATAAAGAACTTGAAAAAGAGAAGAAAATTGCCGTAATTACTCCCGATTATTCCCATTGGATAACTAGAATATCGGGAAGTATTTTAATGGTGCCCTCGGCTTTTGGTGGTATTTACCAAAAACTCCAACCAGTCAACACTCTTGGTGTTATAGATGAAGATAAAGAGAAACTTTTCATCATCCGTTATAATAACATCACTCACCAAGGCACTATACCAGAACATCTAAGAAAGCTTTTTAAAGTAAACGGAGTAATTCTATCTCCACAGGAATACAAAATGCTAGAGGATTACCGGGGCAATGCCTATGAATTTATAAAAAATAAAATAGATAATGCAATAAATAAAGAATAATTTTGTATATTTGCATAAAGAAAATTTCTAAATAAAATAGATATGAAAAAAGAAAAGAAAGAAGCTAAAAAGCTCAAAGAAGGGGATGAAGTTATCTTCGTATTATCAGGAAGACCCATCACAGAGAAAGTAACAGTAGAATCCATCGATAAGAAAGGTGGATTTGCAATGCTCAGTAACCGGGTAAAAGTTGCAAGAACTCTCGGTCCTGATAATACATATCCAAGGTTGGATGGGCAAAAAGGAGATGTTCTTCCTCTCACAGAAGAACATGAGAAAGCCTACCTTGCATATAAGGCTTATTTCTCGATTAAGAGAAACATAGAGTTCCTTGACAAGGAAATGAAAAGTATGAAAGATACCGATGCTTTTGATATGATGATTGAATTTGATAAGAAGCTTACCAAGATTATTAACAAATACCTCAAAGAACAATGACTACAGTATTAGCGATAATTTACTTGGTATGCTTACCGTTCACTGTATTTTTTGTAAGGGCTTGCTTGGATTATTTACCCTATACTCACAAAATACCCTCTCTCGTTTTATTCATCTCGGTATGGATAGTATTACCTCTATTTCCGATTTATCTATTAATCAGATACATAAAATACAAATTACTATGAGATACTTTTTTGACAGAGATGGTAATTATGCTGGGTCATCAATGCAAGGGTGGGAGATTCTTCTCCTACTCTTGTTCCCAGTTACTCTAATAATCTTCCTCGTATTCTTACCTTTCTATGTATTTCATAAATACAGTTCTAGAGAAGAGGATAAAAAATACGAGGAAGAACATCCAGAAATACTAAAAGTAGATTCTTATATTACCTGCTGGTATCCCTGGCATAGATATTCTGTTGCATATACACTGGCTCTTATATTCTGGGTAATTGCTTTTATAATTGGGATATTATCTTAATACAGGTATTAAGTTGGAACTACCCAATAAAAATTCAAATCTAATGGATATTTTTTAGTGGGGTTAAACCTACTGAAGAGTATAGGAGTAGTATCACTGCCAGCAGAGGGAGTTGAAACTTTTGTAAGAGTATAGGAACCCAATCCAGTTGTTTTTGTTGTAAAGTATGAATTACTTGGTAAATTGTAGTTAGGACTAAAAGCATTACCATTCTTATCAAGGCAGGACCAAGACAACAGGTCGTAATTATCCAGGTACATGAATATGCTAGTAATATAGACATTAATAGCATATCTATTTTGATTTACTGTCCAATTCCAATTCTCTCTGTTACCATCAGACATAAATCCACCTTCGCCACTAATATTGGTAGTAACCTTAAAAAAATAACTCGTGTCTGCTCCATTGATGGATATAGGATTAAGATGTATTTCCCAATATTCTTTTTCTTCGGGAGTAGTAAGGTGTAGATTTATTTTATTACCAGATTCATTTTGTGTAAGTACACAAAGCCCAGAAGTACTGTCATTTCGTGCAGTAATCTGAATACTATTGTTACTCTTGTCTTCCTCCAGAATATAGTCCGGGGTATTGATGCTAGCAGTATATCCAACCCCAATAACTCCGGACGATTTGCCATTTACATATTTAGTTTTCTGGGATTGGATATTCCATCTCTCAGAGTTTCCCTGTCTTATTTCTGCATATACGTCTTGGGTAGATCTCCCCCCCCTAATTTAAGAACTTTATTTTCCATAATGTATAATGTTTTTAGAGAATTGATACTGTTCCTCCTGCACTTGGTACTATAAATGACCCTTCTGAGTTACTGGTATACTAAGGTTAGCATCCCCACAGGTTAAGAAGATATGCCCTGAACGGTTAGCTCCAGTTC